GATACGCAGGCCATTCTCCGTTACGGTCGTAACGTCACGAAGATGGATGCCTTTGGCTGTACCAGCCGGGGGCAGGCACACCGCGCCGGGCTGTGGCTGATTAAAACGGAGCTGCTGGAAACGCAGACCGTGGACTTCAGCGTGGGTGCAGAAGGGCTTCGCCATGTACCGGGCGATGTCATTGAAATCTGTGATGATGACTATGCGGGTATCAGCATCGGCGGGCGCGTGCTGGCGGTGAACAGCCAGACGCGGACACTGACGCTCGACCGTGAAATCACGCTGCCATCCTCCGGCACCACGCTGATAAGCCTGGTTGACGGACAGGGGAATCCGGTCAGCGTGGAGGTCCAGTCCGTCACCGACGGCGTGAAGGTGAAAGTGAGCCGTGTTCCTGACGGCGTTGCTGAATACAGCGTGTGGGGGCTGAAGCTGCCGACGCTGCGCCAGCGCCTGTTCCGCTGCGTGAGTATCCGTGAGAACGACGACGGCACGTATGCCATCACCGCCGTGCAGCATGTACCGGAAAAAGAAGCCATCGTGGATAACGGGGCGCACTTTGACGGCGACCAGAGCGGCACGGTGAATGGTGTCACGCCGCCAGCGGTGCAGCACCTGACTGCCGAAGTCACCGCAGACAGCGGGGAATATCAGGTGCTGGCCCGCTGGGACACGCCGAAGGTGGTGAAGGGCGTGAGCTTCCTGCTCCGTCTGACCGTAACAGCGGATGACGGCAGTGAGCGGCTGGTCAGCACGGCCCGGACGACGGAAACCACATACCGCTTCAGGCAGCTGGCGCTGGGGAACTACAGGCTGACAGTCAGGGCGGTAAATGCCTGGGGGCAGCAGGGTGATCCGGCGTCGGTATCATTCCGGATTGCCGCACCGGCAGCACCGTCGCGGATTGAGCTGACGCCGGGCTATTTTCAGATAACCGCCACGCCGCATCTTGCGGTTTATGATCCGACGGTACAGTTTGAGTTCTGGTTCTCGGAAAAACGGATTGCGGATATCAGGCAGGTTGAAACCAGCGCGCGTTATCTTGGTACGGCACTGTACTGGATAGCCGCCAGTATCAATATCAAACCGGGCCATGATTATTATTTTTACGTTCGCAGTGTGAACACCGTTGGCAAATCGGCATTCGTGGAGGCTGTCGGTCAGCCGAGTGATGATGCATCAGGCTATCTGGATTTTTTCAAAGGCGAGATAGGGAAAACCCATCTGGCTCAGGAGCTGTGGACGCAGATTGATAACGGTCAGCTTGCGCCTGACCTGACTGAAATCAGGACGTCCATAACGGATGTCAGCAATGAAATAACACAGACCGTCAATAAGAAACTGGAAGACCAGAGTGCAGCGATCCAGCAGATACAGAAGGTTCAGGTTGATACAAATAATAACCTGAACAGCATGTGGGCAGTGAAGCTGCAGCAGATGCAGGACGGACGCCTTTATATTGCGGGTATCGGTGCCGGTATTGAGAACACCCCTGACGGCATGCAGAGTCAGGTGCTGCTGGCAGCAGACAGGATTGCGATGATTAATCCTGCGAATGGCAACACAAAGCCGATGTTTGTTGGTCAGGGCGATCAGATATTCATGAATGAAGTGTTCCTGAAACGCCTGACGGCCCCCACCATTACCAGCGGCGGTAATCCTCCGGCATTTTCCCTGACACCGGACGGGCGGCTGACGGCGAAAAATGCCGATATCAGCGGTAACGTGAATGCGAACTCCGGGGCGCTCAACAACGTCACGATTAACGAGAACTGTCGGGTTCTGGGAAAATTGTCCGCCAACCAGATTGAAGGCGATCTCGTTAAAACAGTGGGCAAAGCTTTCCCCCGGGACTCCCGTGCACCGGAGCGGTGGCCATCAGGAACCATTACCGTCAGGGTTTATGACGATCAGCCGTTTGACCGGCAGATTGTTATTCCGGCGGTGGCATTCAGCGGCGCTAAACATGAGCGGGAGAATAACGATATTTATTCGTCATGCCGCCTGATAGTACGGAAAAACGGTGCTGAAATTTATAACCGTACCGCGCTGGATAATACGCTGATTTACAGTGGTGTTATTGATATGCCTGCCGGTCACGGTCACATGACACTGGAGTTTTCGGTGTCAGCATGGCTGGTAAATAACTGGTATCCCACAGCAAGTATCAGCGATTTGCTGGTTGTGGTGATGAAGAAAGCCACTACAGGCATCACGATTAGCTGAATTTTATAACCCAGATACGGGCACCAGAAATGGTGCCTTTTTTATTGCAGAAAAGCGAGAGGTAATTATGCGTAAAGTTTGTGCAGCCATTTTGTCCGCAGCCATCTGTCTGGCCGTATCCGGTGCGCCTGCATGGGCGTCTGAGCAGCAGGCCACACTGAGCGCAGGGTATCTTCATGCCCGTACGAACGCTCCCGGCAGCGATAATCTGAACGGGATTAACGTGAAATACCGTTATGAGTTTACGGACACGCTGGGGCTGATTACGTCATTCAGTTATGCCAACGCTGAAGATGAGCAAAAAACGCATTACAGCGATACCCGCTGGCATGAAGATTCCGTGCGTAACCGCTGGTTCAGCGTGATGGCGGGGCCGTCTGTGCGCGTGAATGAATGGTTCAGCGCGTATGCGATGGCGGGTGTGGCTTACAGCCGTGTGTCGACTTTCTCCGGGGATTATCTGCAGGTGACCGACAATACGGGGAAAACGCACGATGTGCTGACCGGAAGTGATGACGGTCGCCACAGCAACACGTCTCTGGCGTGGGGGGCTGGCGTGCAGTTTAACCCGACAGAATCCGTGGCCGTTGATGTCGCTTATGAAGGCTCCGGCAGCGGTGACTGGCGTACCAACAGTTTCATCGTTGGTGTCGGTTATAAATTCTGATTAGCCAGGTAACACAGTGTTATGACAGCCCGCCGGTTCAGGCGGGCTTTTTTGTGGGGTGAATATGGCAGTAAAGATTTCAGGTGTACTGAAAGACGGCACAGGAAAACCGGTACAGAACTGCACAATCCAGCTGAAAGCAAAACGTAACAGCACCACGGTGGTGGTGAACACGCTGGCCTCAGAAAATCCGGATGAAGCCGGGCGTTACAGCATGGACGTTGAGTACGGTCAGTACAGCGTTATTCTGTTGGTGGAAGGATTCCCGCCGTCACATGCCGGGACCATCACCGTGTATGAAGATTCCCGACCCGGTACGCTGAATGATTTTCTCGGTGCCATGACGGAGGATGATGCCCGTCCTGAGGCACTGCGCCGCTTTGAACTGATGGTGGAAGAGGTGGCGCGTAACGCGTCCGCGGTGGCACAGAACACGGCAGCCGCGAAGAAATCAGCCAGCGATGCCAGCACATCAGCCCGTGAGGCGGCAACCCGTGCGACTGATGCTGCAGGCTCAGCACGAGCAGCCAGCACGTCAGCCGGACAGGCCGCTTCGTCGGCTCAGTCTGCGTCTTCCAGCGCAGGAACGGCATCAGCAAAGGCCACTGAAGCATCAAAAAGTGCTGCCGCTGCAGAGTCCTCAAAAAGCGCGGCGGCCACCAGTGCCGGTGCGGCGAAAACGTCAGAAACGAATGCGGCAGCGTCACAACAATCAGCTGCCACTTCTGCATCCACCGCGACCACGAAAGCGTCAGAAGCAGCCACCTCAGCCAGAGATGCGTCGGCTTCAAAAGAGGCGGCAAAATTATCAGAAACGAGCGCAGCCTCGAGCGCCAGTAATGCCGCTTCCTCGGCAACGGCGGCAGGAAATTCCGCGAAGGCGGCAAAGACGTCTGAGACAAACGCTAAGTCCTCTGAAACGGCAGCAGCACAGAGTGCCTCCGCAGCAGCAGGCTCAAAAACAGCGGCTGCGTCGTCTGCCAGTGCAGCGTCAACAAGTGCCGGGCAGGCCTCAGCCAGTGCTAGCGCCGCCGGAAAATCGGCAGAAAGCGCCGCATCGTCCGCTTCAACAGCCACAACGAAGGCTGGCGAAGCCACTGAACAGGCCAGTGCAGCAGCGAGGTCTGCTTCCGCAGCGAAGACATCGGAGACGAACGCGAAAGCGTCGGAGACCAGCGCAGAATCCTCAAAAACGGCTGCCGCATCGTCCGCCAGTTCGGCGGCGTCATCGGCATCATCGGCGTCTGCTTCAAAAGATGAGGCGACCAGACAGGCGTCAGCAGCGAAGGGCAGCGCCACGACAGCATCCGCGAAGGCGACAGAGGCAGCTGGCAGTGCGACGGCGGCAGCACAGAGCAAAAGTACGGCGGAATCCGCGGCAACGCGCGCCGAGACAGCGGCAAAACGGGCAGAGGATATTGCATCCGCCGTGGCGCTTGAGGATGCAAGTACGACGAAAAAGGGGATAGTACAGCTCAGCAGTGCGACCAACATCACATCTGAAACGCTTGCCGCGACACCGAAGGCAGTTAAAGCAGCGAATGACAATGCGAATGGCAGGGTACCATCTAACCGAAAAGTTAACGGGAAAGCACTGACTGCGGATATAACATTAACACCGAAAGATATTGGCACTTTAAATTCAGTAACGATCTCTTTCTCTGGCGGGGCTGGGTGGTTCAAACTGGCAACGGTTACCATGCCACAAGCGAGTTCCATCGTTTACATCGCATTGATTGGTGGCGCTGGTTACAACGTCGGTTCCCCACATCAGGCAGGCATTTCAGAACTGGTTCTACGAGCAGGCAATGGAAACCCCAAAGGAATTACCGGGGCTTTGTGGAAGCGTACAGCCGTCGGATTAACGAATTTCGCCTGGATCAACACATCCGGCGATACATATGATATTTACGTTGAGATTGGCAATTATGCGACGAGTGTAAATATCCATTGGGATTGTACTGCAAATGCGTCAGTTTCTATTTATACCTCGCCAACATATTCAGCGAGTAAGCCTTCCAGCGTTACCGGTGGTGTTGTTTATACGATGTATAGCTCACATCAGAAACCTACACCATCAGATATTGGAGCGCTGCCAACGACTGGAGGGACTATTTCAGGTCCGTTGTCTGTTACTGATGGGATCACCGGGGCACTGAAGGGGAACGCCGATACCGCGACGAAACTTGCGGCAGCCCCAAAAATTAACGGTGTTAAGTTTGATGGCTCGGCGGATATTAACCTCACGCCGGAAAATATTGGTGCATTTGCCCGACGTTCGACGGGGGCTTATGCGGATTCGAATGGAGCCGTTCCCTGGAATGCCGAATCAGGCGCTTACAATGTCGCCCGCTCTGGCGACAGCTATATTCTGGTTAACTTCTATACCGGAGTCGGAAGTTGCCGGACCCTGCAGATGAAGGCGCATTACAGAAATCGTGGTCTGTTCTACCGTTCTTCAAGAGACGGTTATGGTTTTGAGGAAGACTGGGCAGAAGTTTATACCTCGAAAAATCTTCCACCAGAAAGCTACCCAGTTGGCGCACCAATCCCGTGGCCATCAGATACCGTTCCGTCTGGTTATGCCCTGATGCAGGGGCAGACTTTTAACAAATCTGCCTACCCGAAACTTGCAGCGGCTTATCCGTCAGGCGTGATCCCTGATATGCGTGGCTGGACGATTAAGGGCAAACCCGCCAGTGGCCGGGCCGTATTGTCTCAGGAACAGGACGGCATAAAATCGCACACCCACAGCGCCAGCGCATCCAGTACGGATTTGGGGACGAAAACCACATCGTCGTTTGATTACGGCACTAAATCCACGAATAACACCGGGGCGCATACGCACAGTCTGAGTGGCTCTACGGGGTCTGCCGGTGTTCATACTCATGGTAATGGTATTCGTTGGCCAGGAGGCGGCGGTTCTGCGTTAGCATTTTATGATGGCGGTGGGTTCACTTATGTCCAGAATTCACAGTATCAAGTAAGCCCGGAGACTTCTTCCTATAGATCGTATTATCAACGTATTCAGACACAGTCAGCAGGTGCTCATACCCACTCGCTGTCTGGTACTGCAGCAAGTTCTGGCGCACATGCACATACTGTAGGTATTGGTGCGCATACGCACTCCGTTGCGATTGGTTCACATGGACACACCATCACCGTTAACGCTGCGGGTAACGCGGAAAACACCGTCAAAAACATCGCATTTAACTATATTGTGAGGCTTGCATAATGGCA